TTGCAGTCGCATGGTATATCTCGTCAAGCGAGAATATATGCTTAGCTGGCTTTTTTATTTCCAGCCTGCGTCAGCTGAGAGCTGAACTTGGTGCCGGTCGCTGCGGACTGGCCCAGTTTCTGGGTCGATCCGTTCGTCTTTTTCTTCGTAGCACCACCGCCTTCGGTCTGCGGAACAGGCGCCTTGGCCGCTTCGCCAACGGTCTCCTGCACGCCCACCTGGCCCATGAGCGACACGCGCTCCACAGGAGTGAGATTTTCGCCCTTGAACGCGACCGTGATCGCTTTCTTCGTCGGCTCCTCTGGCTCGCCCTGCGGCGCATTCGGCTGGATCGCCGTGTCTGCATCGCACTTGGGATCAAGGACGCGCAGCTGCTGGCGATAGAACGGCGCCACCTTCGCTTGCACCTCGGGGGTGAGCATATAGAATTTCTCCACGAGCGCCGCCGCCTGCGCCGACATCTGGAGCTGCTGGTTGTTCGCCATCGAGGTGAGCGAGATCTTCGTCTTGAACTTCAGGCCGCGGACATCGTCCGGGGTGAGCGTGTCGATCCCGAGCGTGTCGCCTTCGAGGTAGGTATAAACCTCCTGCGGATTCATGTTCGCGAGCGTCACGTCGATCGCGCGGTTGAGCACGCGTTGCAGCGGCCCGCGGAGATCTTGGATGATCGGCTTGAACAATTCGTCGCCGGACTGCTGCACCTCGATGATTCCGGTCGCGAGCTTGGCCGACTGCATGCCGGCCGCCTGATCGTCGTTCGCGTTGGTCACGCCGCTCTCGTTCATCGCGAGCTGCATGAAGAACTGGATCATCTCGTGGATCTGATCGAACTTGATGTCGGTCAGGTAAACAGAGTGCAGGATCTTCTCCGGATCGACACCGGGCTTGGCGGTATATGTGCCGCCGTAATTCATCAGCAGGTTCGGATCGCGGTCGCCTTCCTGAGTGTCGGTCGGGCGCCAGAAATCGACGCGGCCGGCGCGCGACTGCGAGAAGTTCCAGCGGTTCACGAGCAAGTCGGTGATCGTCTGATACGACTCGAAGAGCTCGATGATCCCGAGACCATACCAGCGGCCCTCGACGGGGTTGATGCGCACGATCTCGATCGGCCGCAGGCCATCGGTCGTCATGTTGGCGACGTGATCGTAGAAGACCGGGGCCTGCGATTTGCGGTCGGCGATGAGGCAGATGTTCTCCGCGACGCCGTCTTCGTTTGCGTCAAACCACATCCAGAATTCCGCGAACTCCGAGACCGGGCCGCCCGTTTCCGTCGACGGCGCCGCTTGGAAATTGTCGTTCGGCCGCAGCTGCTGGCTCACGGCCGCCTTCGGGGCCGGCGAGTTGTCCGAAAGCGTTTTGATCAGCGTGACCATCTTCTTTGCGGCGCCCAGGCGATCGTCGGCGCTGTCATCGATCATGCCCCGCTTCACAACGAGATCCACGAACTCCATCACGGGTTTGTCGTAGAGATGGATCGCGATGTCGGCCGTCTGCACGTCGGTCGCGGTCTGCGGGCAGAGGAAATCTTTGAAGAAAATCGGCTCCGACTTCGCGCCCTCGAACAGAACCTGACGGCGATTGAGCGGCATGGTCTGCCAGATCGGCGACATCGGCTCCTCGGTCACGCCGTCGTTCTGGAGCACGCGGCGGCCGGTGCCGTCCTCGGCGTCGACGAAGACCGCGTCTTGCGTGATATGGTTGCCCTTCTGGTCGCGCAGGGGCTCGCCGGTCACGTCCATCAGCACCGTCGCCTCGACGTTGAACAGCTGGTCGCGCATGACGTAGGACGTCTTCACCGGGCACTCGCCCAAGATGAGCGCGCGCGAGATCGCACGCTCCAGATCTTCGCGCGTGTCGTTCTCGCCGAACTTGAATCGGCAGAACCGCTCGATGCGTTGCGCGCGGCCCTCGTCGTCCTGCGGATCGAACTCCGGCACTGGAGCGGGATCGATCGAGAACCATGGATCGCTCTCGAAGAAAGCGTTCTTCGCTCGGGCGATCATCTGCCGACAGATCCGGCGCGAGAGCGGCACGGAAATGTTGGACGAATTGAAAATCGTGTCCGGCCCCATCGTGAGCGGGCGCCACGTCACGTCGTTCAGAAAGCACGCATCGAACCGAGAGCGTTTGCCGAGGAAGGTGTCGCCTGCCGGGATGATACCCTGCGACGCGAGCGCGGTGTTGGCGCCGCCAGCCTGCCCCATCCACCACGTCGGCGACAGCGTCTGGTTGCGGCCCGACTCGGTATTTAATTCCCCGAGACGCTTGAACGCGTGCTCGATCATCCGCTTTTCCTGCGCGGCGGTGAGCTTGAGATCGGAAGCGAACGGAACCTTTGGCTGGTCGAGCTCCGCCGTCGGGGCCAGATTGACGATCGGTTCGGCCTTTTGGAGGAATTTCTGGACTTGGTCGGACATGGCTGGAGGGTGTGAAGGTTAGCGAGCAACGCCAGAACCGATCAGCGGGCGTACCTTATCCCGCTCTTCACGGGAGATCTGTTCGACGCGTTTCTGCGCCTGCTCCTGGTTCATGGAGCGAAGTTGTGGAGCGATCAGCTGAATGCGGGCACGGATGCGCTGACCGGAGATGCGGCGGTACTTCGTGTGCTCTTCGTCAGTCATCGCGCGATTACCGATCTTCGAATCTTTCCCAGCTTCAGGGATGAAGATGTTTTTCTCGCGCAGGATCGAGTCGACGGGATCTTTGCTCTGCTCAGTGGTGAACCGCGACATGGGCGAGAACGTGCGTGGCCGCCCTTGGACGTCGGTCTGCATCTCGCCCTCGCGACGAACGAACGGGATCGCGTCCACCGCGGGGTTCTCTTTGTAAACCTTCTCGTCAAACGACTGGTCCACCTGCTGGAGGAGGCGGTTATATGGGATCGCGAGATTTGCCGGGATGCTGCCCAGCGTGCGCTCCAGCGACTTCATGATGTCGCCCTGACCACCGAGGGCCGACATGAGCTCGGAGAGCCCGCTCAGCATCGACGTCTGGAAGATGATTTGCGGCGCGTGCGACACGGCATCGACCACCCGGTTGCCGAGCACCATGTCCGATTTCGATTTCTGGAATCGCACGGCGTCGGCAACGTGACCGACGATCGCGAGAGGAACCAGCAGCGGGGAATCCTTGTAGGAGATCGACCGATCACCGATTTGGATCGAGTACGGATTGCCGCCGCCAGCCTTCCACTGAGCTCTCTTGTTCGGATCGAGCGGACCGGCCGCGGAGATCTTCACGCGCTTCTTCTCGTCGTCCTGGAGGATCGAGGCCGTCAGCGCCGCCATCAGCGTCGTGCCGATGATGCTCTGCATGTGGAGCCGAGCGCGTTCGTCCTTCGTGAAATTGCGCCACTGGTTCTCGCCTGTGCCGCCCTTGCGGTACTTCTCACCCTTCACGCCGAGCTCGGCCCGGATGCTGCCCATCGGAGTGAAGTTGGTCGTGGCGTTGAACACGTTCGCCGGCACCCGGAGGAACATCGCCCATGGCTTGAGGACCGGCACGCCGCCGATGTCCGCATCCTTCACGGTGCGCGCGAGATTGCGGTATATGACGCCAGCGAGGCCTACGGGTTCGTTGTTGAACGTGGCCTCGGCCGCGAACCGCTCCGATTCCTTCACCGCCTGCTTGCCGACGTCGCCCTTCGAGCGCCGTTCTTCGATGATGTCGGAGACGCGCCGCGAGAGATCGATGCCTTCGTAGCCCTCGGCCGTCGCCTGCTTCTTCGCAGACTCGAACGATTCGACGGTGGTGTGCAGCGCCTCGCTCACCTTCTGCGACAGCTCAGCGCCTTGGAACTTGCCCTCAAGCAATTTGGTCGTGACCAAGCGGGCATATGCTTCGCGCGCGGGATAGTAGAACACCGCGTCGGCCGCCTTCATGAAGCGGGAAATCTTCTCGATCACGCGAGCCCGGGCCGTGAGCACATCACCCGCGGTCTTGTTCAGCTTCGGGAAGTCGCGCGCGTAGTCGACGTTCTGGAGCGCGTTGCTGGAGCCCAGCGTGCGATCTTGGAAGTCTTTCGTGCCGCGGCCGGTCGCGAGAATGGATTTGGCCTGATCAACCCCGAGCGGGATTCCCTCCATCACGCCCTTCATGATCGAGCCCAGCTTCGTCGGGTTCACCATCGCGGTCGTGCCGAGCTGCGCGATCAGGTTGAGCGCGTTGCCCTCCAAGTTGGCGAGCTGCGTCGACGGGCCGGAAAGGATGTTGAGCGTCAACATCGAGGCCTCCAGATCGAGCGGGTTCACGCCCTTGTAGATGTGCAGCGTGTCGGCGAGCTTAAGCTCAGCCTTGGAGCGCGTGGCGTGGTCCTTCGCATTCGTGATCTGGCCCGCGAGATCCGCGATGTGCTTGAGCTTCTTCGCTGAGATGCCGGGGATGCCGATTGCGTTGCCGGCGACGTTCACCATGTCCTCGCGCGTCAGCACGCCGAGCTTGTTGAGATCCTTCACCACCTCGATCCGCTTCAGCTGGTCGAGCATGCGACGCGCCGGCTTCGTGGTATATTTCTCTTTGAGTTTATCGATCGCTGCGTCGCGATCCTCTTTTTTCGCGGTCTTGTTGAACGCCTCGGCCGCTTCGCCGGCAGCGTCCGTGGTTTCCTTGCCGCCCATCTGGACGTCGCGCTGCTTCGTGACTTCCTTGGTATATTCCATCGCGGCGCCGACCGCCAGATTCTCGTAGATCTTGTTGTGCATCGCCACGCCTTGACCGGATTCGGTCGAGACGCCGGAGCGTGTGGCCTCGGTGATGCGCTGAATATCGCGCGTGATCTGCTCGACTTCCTCGGGCTTCGCGTTGGCGAGCTGGGTCATCTTGTGCTCAAGCAGCACGCCGCCGATCGCCACGCGGGTGTCGGCCGGGAGCTCGCGATCCGAGATCATCTGCTCCGCCTGGCGGGCGCCCTTGGAAGAGATTGCTGCGCGGGCCTCAGTCATCCGCTCGTTCTGAGCCCGGACGTCGTATTCGATGTCCTTCGCTGGCGTGCCGACGTCGCGAAGGGACTCGGGAACATTGGACTTGGCCGTGCCCGGCTCAGGCTCTGGCGGCTGCGTCTCGATCGCTGTGCGAATGTCGGTTTCCAGCCGGGAAACGTCCTCGGCGGTGTGGCTCGGGTGCTTGGCCTTGTATCTGGTGATGGCGAGCTTCACCACGTCGTTGACCGCCCGGCCGGCGCGGATGCCGAGAATGGCGAGATCGATCGCGCCATTATATGCCGCAACGGCCGCGGCGCCGGTCACGTCGAAAAGTTTTCCCTTCGTGTCGATCTTCGCCTTTTGCAGCGCCTCGATCGCTCGATCCGAAAGACGCTTGGTCGCTGGCGCGGAAATGCTCGGCTCTTTGGTGGCGGCTTTCGCGGCGACGCCCACCGCAGTTTCCGTCGACGGAAACTCTTTCATCTCCGCGAGCACCTTGTCGATCGGAGCCTCCAGCTTGATCACCGGCATGGGCGTCGACGGATCGTCTTGGAGCCCCGCCATCCACTGGTGATGCCCGTCGACCAGATGGCCGTCGGCGGAGATCAGCACGGGCCGCTCACTGCCCTCGAAGCTGCGCGCTTTATCAACCTTGGCCGGCGAGAACTCCGCCTGCGTCGGCTTCAGATCTCCGGGGCGCACCATCGCGCGCTTGGTCTTGATTCCGCGGGCCTGAAGGAAATTCACGAGCGCACCGCGGTGCTCGGATTTGATCTGCGGCATTTCGGCGCGGGGAATTCCCAGCGTGCCGGACTCCGGGCCGAATGCGGTCCAGTTTTTGTTGATCTTGTCACCCTCGACCGTCTCGGGCGTGTGCGTCTCGATGTCCTTCGAGATCGGCGCGGCATCCTTCGGCGGCTTGATCTCGTCGACCTTCACCTCGTCGTTCTTCGATTTGATGAACGCCTGCTCGGCCTCATCGGAGATCCGCATCGCTTCATCGAATTTCTTCCGCTCGACGATATATTCCTCGCTCGTGATCTTTTTCTCGCGGTGCGCCAGCGTGGCGACGGTGTGCGCCCGGGAGGCCTTCCGATAAACCTCCAGAGATTCGTCGTAGATCTGCTCCGGGGTCTTAGCCTCCGACGGTTTTGCCGGGGATTCCCCTGTTTTCACCGGGGGCGCAGCTTCCGCTTTCGTTTCCGCGACTGGCGCTGGAGCTGAAGGCTTTGCCTCGGCCGAGGCAGGTTTCGTTTCCGCCTTGGTTTCCGCCTTCGCCTCGACCGGCACATATGCCTTGATCGTTTTGTCGCCGCGATTCTTGGCGGCCGTCAGGCGGTGCTTGCCATCGATCGCGCGAAGAGACTTGTCCGTCGAGCCGGCGACGCGGCCGAGCACGATCGGGTCTTCGCTCTTCGTGGCCTCGTATTTCTTCACCACGTCCGGCTGCACCGTCTTCGATCCGAAGACTTCGCCGATCTCGGAAATAGGAACGTCGCGGACTTCGTAATTCTTTTTCCCGACGAGCATCTTCGTCGCAATTTTGTCCGCGTGCGGATTCTTCGCGATGATGTCCTCGACCACTTCCTTGCCGGTTCGCGTGGTTGGTTTTGGTGCGTGAGCCGCGACCACCTCGGGATCTTGCAAGCCGCTACCAGTGCCCTCAGCCGCGGAGATCGCCTCGGCAAAAAATTGCTCTTTGCTCGCGAGTCTCTGCATCGTGTTCTCGGCCGCCACGTCACCACCAGGGCCGGCAGCTTTCGCTTTCTCGAATGCCGCTTTCCATTCAGCCTTGGCCGCGTCGCCGGCTTTCTTCAGCGCAGCGATCTCGTCGGGCTTCCCGATCATCGAGATCCCGAGTTTGTTGCTGGCGCCGGTCTGCCCACCGTTCTCCTGCTCCCACGCGCCGAACTGCTCGCCGGTCATGGCTGAGACTTGCTCGACGACAGATCCAGACGGCCGCTTCACTGGCGCCGGCTCGGTGGGTTTGCCAGATTTCGCCGCGAGATCGTTCTTCAGATCCGCGCCGCCCTTGTTTGATTGTCGCACGCGCTCGGCCTCGGTCAGCTGCTGCTCGATCGCGTCACGGCGGCCGGTCAATTCCTCGGTCGGAAGTTTGCGCGCCGCTTCCGCGGAAGCCTGCTCTTCGGCAGTGAGCTGCGCCTTCAGTCCGGCCGCACCCTCGTCCGATTGGCGCAGCTCTTCCGCTTTCGCGAGCTCGCTCTCGATCGCAGCGCGGCGATCGTCGAGGGCTTGTTTGCGAGGGACATCGACTGCTTCGGCGCCAACCTTCTCAACGTGCGCCTTCCAATCGGCATCGAGTTTTTCCAGCTCGGCGTTGAGCTCTTTGATTCGACGGTCCGGATCTACACCGATCGGATCTTTCTGGTAGGCCTCAAACGCCTCGGCTGATTCCGCAGCGGATTTCTTGGTCGCGGTCTTCGCGAAAATCTCCGCGGACTCGGCCGCCGACTTCGTCTCCGGAGCTGCCGGCGTTTCGGCCGCTGGCGTCGCATCTTCCGCGAGCCTCTTTTGGAATTCAGCCTCGGCCGCCTGCCTCGACGTCTGCGCGGGAGCAGCGGGAGGTGTTGGCGCCGCTGGCTTGGCCGGCGTTCCACCAGTCGGCGGAGGAGTCGTCGTCGCGACGGTGGTTTTCTCGCCGCCAACGCCAGAGATCTTGTCGCGCACGGCCCCGGTGATGACTTCACCCGCACCCGGCCCGAGCTCGCCCAGCGCCTCGGAGAGGACGTCTTTCCAGTCGACCTTGTCGCCGGCCGCGAGTTGCCCGCCGAGTTCTCCGGCCGCGCCCGCGCCGGCTTGAACGGCCGCCTCACCAGCAACGCTGATGGCTTTTCCGCCAACGCCCTTACCGACTCGCAGGAAACGGCCGGCGACGCCCGCAGAAAGAGCGTCCATGATCGCGACCGGCACGCCGCGCTTCACGGCCTTCTGGTATATGGCCTCCATCTTCTTCGGATCAGAGAGAATCGCATCCACCGTTTCCGGCTGATCGAAATTAGCTCCCTGCTTCTGGAGCTCGCTCATGATCGTGCTGCCAACCTCAGTCGCGAAAGATCCCATTCCAAC